TTGGCACGGTTTTTGTTATGGCACAGATTTAACAAACGATAACAGACTTTGGCACGGTTTTTGTTATGCGTGTGCGCCCGTGAAATTGTTTCACGTGGAACACTGCCACACCGATGCACAAAATAAAATGTTTCACGTGGAACACAACACCAAGAGTTAATAAAAGTTAAAACGAAAATAATTTGTGCGCTTATGCTTGTATGTTAGAAAAAAGTTGTATCTTTGCAACGTGTTACTTAAACAAGTTGAAATATGAAAGAGGTAATAAAGCATTTCAGAGAGCAACCGAAAGAAGCAATTAAAGAGGTTGCAATGTGTGTTTCTATTTTTGCCGTTTGCGGTGCGATGTTGTTTCTATCTGCAATCTTGCAGGGGTGTAGCGTTTCAAAGGGTGTGACGATACGGGGCAAAGCAACGATAGTAACAACCGATACAACGGTAGTGAAGCATAACGGGGCGTTGAAATTCAAAAAATCTATGTTTAACAATTAAAGTTTACTACAATGAACGAAGAAAGAAAAGCATTTGACGAATTTTCGTGTGCCGCTTTGTCGGCTTTGGGTAGCCTTATGGCGTGTAACGAAGTATGCCGCAACCAACGTGCGGTTATGAAAATAAACCGCTTTCGTGCGTGGCTTATGGACTTGAAGCCGCAAGCCAACCCCGAACCGAATTTGCCGTTTGACGGCGAACCGCAAGGACAGACAGCCGAATAACAATTAACACCAAGTTTAACAATTAAAAGATTACTACAATGAAAAGTTTTGCAAGTAAATTTAACAAGACCACGTTTGGCATTGACACAACCGATTTTCAGTACACCAAGTTAGCCGATATTTTCAACAGCAAAAATGAGGGCGGCAAAGATGTGGTACACAAGATTAACGGGCTTTATGTACACAAGTCGCAATTAGGTGACAGCCCCGTAATTATTGATGAGGAAAACAAACGGCTGGTGAACCTACCAAGCCACACCGCCGAAACGGTGCGTGAAATTCTTGCCGATGATGAAGCGGTACAAACTATCAAAGACGGCAAAGTCGGGTACACGATTTACGAGTATGAGAGCCACGGCAAGAAGTGTTACTCTATTTCGTTTGTGGACTTGTAAGAGTTTGAAAAGTTATGTTTAACTTTGTAGGGGTTGCAATGTTTGTAACCCCTATTTAATATAATACCGTTATGGCAAAGTTAGGTTTTAAGATTAAGTTTACAAAGTCTGTATTTGGAGCAACCCAACGGGCGAAAATCAAAAAAGAGATATTGCAAGCCGTGGAAAGCAGCCCCGAATATAGAAAAGAAATTGCAAGGGTTTTCCAAATGGCAAACCGCCGTATTCAGAACATAGAGCAAAGCGGGCAACTTTCGCCAGCCGTGCAAGCGTTAAACAAAGGCGATGTAAAAGGCTTTACCAAGTTTTCAATGAGAGGCGATTGGAACACCCTAAAAATTGAGTACGGCAAGGCGATTTCGTTTTTACGCCAGCCAACCAGTACGGCGCAAGGTGCAAGGCAGTACGGGCAACACCTGCAACGTATGTACGATTTAACGCCCGATGAGTACAACCTTATGGCAAGGAACTTGCAAGGCAAGTTAAACAGCGTTTCGGATAGTGATTTCGTGGAACGGTATTTGATGCGGTACAAAGATTTTACGGGCGAAATGGAGCAAAGCGCAAGCGATATAAGCACCCAAATCGAAAGTGAAGCGCAAAGCATATCACGGGCGATTGATGCAGAGATAGAGCGGCAAGCAAATGAGGTAGCCGACCAAATGGAGGATATGCAAAACGATATAGAACGGATATTGGGCAACTTTGGCAAGTTTGGCTTATGAAAAAAATACCTTTTGAGTTACAAGAAAGAATAAACAGCCCGACCGAAATAACCGAAATACTGAAAGCCGCCGTAAACGAAAAGAACATTATAGGAAACAGCAAGGGCGAACGGTTTTACAATGTGCCGTGCGCCTTTGATATTGAAACGACAAGTTTTTACCGTGATACGGACGGACGGGCGTACACATACGAGCAAATGCAGCGTATGCAGGACGGGAACGGGCGCAAGGCGAAATTAGAGAAAGCCGCAATAATGTACGTTTGGCAGTTTGGCATAAACGGATATACAATAATGGGGCGCACGTGGGGCGAATTTGTTACGATGATGCAGACCGTAAGCGAGGTTTTGCAACTGAATGACAAATTACGCCTTATTGTGTATGTGCATAACCTTTCATACGAATTTCAATTTTTGCGCAAGTGGTTTGAGTGGCAACGGGTTTTCAGTATTGATTTACGCAAACCGATTTATGCGATAACAACGGGCAACATAGAGTTTCGTTGTAGTTACTTGCTTTCGGGTTATTCGCTTGCAAAGTTGGGCGAACAACTTATGAAATACAAGTGTGCAAAAGCCGTGGGAGATTTGGACTACCAGCAAATAAGGCACAGCGAAACGCCGCTTACTGATGCGGAAATACACTATTGCATAAACGATATTAAAGTAGTGATGTGCTACATACAAGAACGTATCGAGGAAAGCAAAGGGATAACGCACATACCGATAACAAAGACGGGGTTTGTGCGCAAGTATTGCCGTGCGCACTGTTTGCGTGAAAAGAGTGATGCAGGAAAGACCGTGCCAAATTGGGATTACGTAAACTTGATGCAGGAACTACAAATTACGGGTATGAATGAATTTAATATGCTGCAACGTGCGTTTGCAGGCGGTTTTACACACGCAAACGCCGAATATACAGACGAAATAATGTACAACGTGGATAGTTACGACTTTACAAGCAGTTACCCGTATGTAATGATAGCGGAAAAATACCCGATGTCGCAAGGCGTTGCAATAACGGTTAAGAGTATGGCGCAATTTGAGTTTTTAATATCAAAGTATTGTTGCGTGTTCGATATTGAGTTTACCAACATATTTGCCAGCGAAACGCAAGACAACCCGATTTCCGCAAGCAAATGTTTTGTGAAAGAAAACCCGTGCGAGAATAACGGGCGTATTGTGGCGGCTGCAAAAATTGCGCTGACAATTACAGACGTTGACTTTCATATAATCAAAAACTTTTATTCGTGGGAACGTATGCGAGTGGGGCAAATGTATTGTTACAAGAAAGAGTATTTGCCGACCCCGTTTGTAAAATCTATCCTACATTTGTACGAAAGCAAGACGAAATTAAAAGGCGTTGAGGGCAAAGAAGTGGAATACCTAAACAGCAAGGAAATGTTAAATAGTTGTTACGGTATGAGTGTTACCAACCCTTTGCGTGATGAGTTTACATATAACGGCGAATGGGATATTAACTCAATGACAGCCGAACAAAAACAAGAACTTTTATACAAGTACAACACCAGCAAAAACCGTTTCTTGTTTTACCCGTGGGGCATTTTCGTAACCGCATACGCACGGCGCAACCTTTTCACGGGCATACACGAAGCAAAAGACGATTACATATACAGCGACACGGACAGCATTAAAATAATGAACGGCAAGGCGCACGAAGCATATTTCAAGGCGTATAATATGCAGGTGCAAATGAAATTGCGAGCCGCCTGCAAATATCACGGTTTGCCGTTTTCCCTTTGCGAGCCGCAAACGATAAAAGGCATAACAAAGACTTTGGGCGTTTGGGATTTCGAGGGAACATATACACGGTTTAAGACTTTGGGCGCAAAACGCTATATGGTGCAAGAACCGAACGCACTCAAAGCAAACGGACGGGCATACGATTTCAGTTTAACCGTTTCGGGCGTGAACAAAAAAGCCGCTATTCCGTACCTTATTGAAAAGTACGGGGCAAACGGGATATTTGATGCGTTCACCAACTATTTGGATATACCGCCAGCGGCAACGGGCAAGAACATACACACATACATAGACTACGAGATACAAGGCGAAATAACCGACTACAAAGGCAGCACGGCGCACTACAACGAACGCACGGGCGTACATTTAGAGCCGACAGGGTACAGCCTTTCCCTTTCGGTTATGTACATAAATTATTTGCGAGGTATTAAATTTAAGGACTAAAATAATAAGAGTATGACAACAAGAAAGACAAAGACAGACACGCCGAAATTTTACGACTTGAAAGCGATTTTAAGCAAAAACGCCGACTATAATGTTATATTTGGCGAAAGGTCAAACGGCAAGACTTATGCAGCCTTAAAATATGGTTTGGAAAACTATATCAAGACGGGCAAGCAAATGGCGTATATACGCCGTTGGCGTGAGGACTTACGGGGCAAACGTGCCGAAAGTCTGTTTGCAAACCACGTGGCAAACGGGCTTATTGAGGAACTGACAGAGGGCAAATTTAACGAAGTGTTCTATATGTCGAACAAATGGTTTTTATCTTACTACGATGCAGAGAAAAACAAGCGTACACCAGACCCGACCCCGTTTTGTTACGGGTTTTGTTTGTCCGAGCAGGAACACGAAAAAAGCAGTAGTTACCCGAATGTTACAACGATTGTGTTTGATGAGTTTCTGACACGGCGGTATTATTTGCCCGATGAGTTTATGTTGTTTATGAACTTGTTAAGCACGATAATACGCCAGCGCAACGATGTAAAAGTATTTATGTTGGGTAACACCGTAAACAAATTTTGCCCGTACTTTACGGAAATGGGTTTGAAGCAAGTGCCGTTTATGGAGCAGGGAACGATAGATATATACAGATTTGGCGAACACGGCGCAATCGTGGCGGTGGAGTATTGCAGCACGATAGTACAACACAAAGCAAGTAACAAATACTTTTGTTTCGATAACCAAAACTTGCAGATGATTACGGGCGGTAAGTGGGAACTTGCCGTATATCCGCATTTGCCGTGCAAGTACAAGCCGCAAGATGTGTTGTTTGTGTACTATATCAAGTTTAACGACGTTGTTTTGCAAGGTAACATTATCCAAGTGGGTAACGAGTGTTTCACCTACATACACGCCAAAACAACCCCGATAAAAGATGAGGAAAACAGCCTTATTTATTCGCTTGAAATGAACGGCAAACCGAACTACAAACGCAAGTTGTTAAGCACGGCAAGTTATGTTGAACAACAAGTCGCACGTTTCTTTGCGATAGATAAAGTTTTCTACCAAGATAACGAAGTCGGCGAAATAGTACGCAATTATTTAATTACGAGCGCAAAGACAAACATAGTTTCGTTGAAATGAAATTTACGGGCGGTTTGGTGCAAATTTCGTGCCGAACCGACCGTTTTACGAAATAAATGCCTATCTTTGCAAGTAGTAACTAAATTATAACGATATGGACGCAAATACTATTATTCAAATCATTTCAAGTTTGGGCTTTCCTATTGTGATGTGTGGGGCGTTGTTTTGGTATATGGTGAAACAAAGGCAGGCGCACCAAGAAGAAACGGAACACCTCAAGGACACGATTGCGGAAAATACGAAAGTGTTAGCCGAACTTACAACACTAATTAAAGTTTTGACCGATGAAAAGGAAAGATAACATTTACAAGTTGTACCAGCAACAAATAAGGGACAAAGACACCGCCGTAACTGAATTTATGGCGAACACGTTGGCGAAAACTCAAAGTATGTTTGAGTATGAGGGTTTGCCCGACAGCATACCGCAAAAGGAATTGGAGCGGCTTTTGCAGACCACAGGCAACGCCTTTGTTACCAGCGTGGACGGGGTTTTGTATGCGCTTTCGGGCGGCAAAGGCGGCGAACCCGATGTTTACGGACGTGCAACGCTTTACACCGTGGCGAACCCTGCAATAAAGTTAAACAAAACCTACGATATACAGAAAGACGGGGTTTTGATTGAGAATGACAGCAACGGCGAAAGCCTTTTGCCGCTTATCGGGCGTTATGCCGTCTTATATACTGACGGGCTTATTTCGTTGAACACGGCAAGCATTTTGACCCGTATCACAATGCTTATAAGTGCCAGCGATGACAAGACGAAACAAAGTGCAGACGAGTTTTTGCGCAAGATACAAGACGGCGAATTTTCAATTATCGGGGAAAACGCTTTTTTCAAAGGCGTAAATATGCAGACAGCCCCGACCACAAACAGCGTGTACATAACGCAACTTATTGAGTTGGTGCAATACTACAAAGCGAGTATGTACAACGAATTGGGTTTGAACGCAAATTATAATATGAAGCGTGAAAGGCTCAATTTGGGCGAGGTATCAATGAATGTGGACGTACTTTTGCCGTATGTGGATAATATGCTAAAAGAAAGACAAAATGCAGTTGAGAAAATTAATGCGATGTTTGACACCGAAATTTCGGTTAAACTTGCAAGCAGTTGGGGTTTGGAAAGGGATAATTACAACGCTTTGGCGGCTGATTTGGAAACGGCAAAGGAAAACCCCGACCCGACAGAAGAACCCGAACCGACAGAGGAAACCCAAGAAACAACGGGAACGGACGGAAACGACACGGAAACGACAGAAACGGAAACGGAACAAACCGAAACGACCGAAACAGAGGAAACCAAAGAAACGGACGGGAACGACACCGAAACGGAACAAACAGAAGAAACAGAAGAAAACAAAGACGATAAGCAATGAAATACAGTGAACTATTTACAAAGGGTAACGGGATATTCGCAACGGTTTTCAAGACCGAATACCCGACAGAGTACGCCGCAATTTTCGGCGATACCGACCCGACCAAGTTAGACGCTTACGCCTTACTGATGTACGGCGGCAAGACCGTTGTAAGCAGCATAACCAGCGACAACGCAAGCGATGTTGTTTCGGCGGTGATTGCGGTAAACGTGCAAGGCTGGGAACGCGAAGCGGCTGCGATGTTAGCCGATTACGATGTACTGACACCCGTAACGGGGCAAGTTGAACGGACGGAAACCGTTACTTTGCAGGAAAGCACCGACAACACCGAAACGGGCGCAAACAAGGCGTTTAATGACACCGATTTTTCAGACAGCGACCGAAAGACCGCAAACGATGAGAGAAACCGCACAGAGAGCCGCAAAACGACCGAAACCAGCAAAGGAACGGGCGCAAGCAAATCAATTTCAACCGAAATTGCAAAAGAATTGCAGTTAAGGCGTGATAATTGGAAAAAAAACATTATCTTTGCACTTGTAAGAGAATTAACAACGAGTATTTACGAATAACTAATTTAATTTTTAGCAATATGAAAGTAAAACAGATTTACGAGATTATTAACAACGTATCAAGTGAAGTGTTGGGCAAAACCGACATTGTGCAGGAAGATTTAACGGGCATTGTGGATTTGGGCACAGAAGTGTTTAACCAAAATGCAGTTGACAACTACGTAAAATCACTTGTAAACCATATCGGCAAGGTGATTTTCGTAAACCG